ACTTTAACGAGTATATACAAGCCAACATCCATGTAAAAAAAAAGGATATAGAGGCTTAATACATAGAGACTTTGAATATAAGCCTTTTGATTACTGGTACTGGTATAAACACGCAGTAAACACGTTAAAGCTACAACCGTCTGAGGCTTGGCGGCTTGATTTTGTCGAGTTAATGTATTTATCAGACCAAGAAAATAAACAAGGCGTTGATCTATCTGTAATGCTTAATGCTGAGAGAATGATTAACGGCGCTAGTCAAGAATGGCTAAAAGGTGTAAATAATGGCTAGTCAAAAACTAACAATTGAGCTTGAAGCTAAAACAGCTAAATTAAATGCAGATTTAAAAAAGGTTGATGGCGAGCTTAACGAGCTTGGCGAATCTGTTGGCGGTGTTGACGGAAAATTTAAAAAGTTTAGCGGTGTAACCAAAATCGCTGGTAACGTTTTACTCGGCTTAGGTGCGGCAGCAGCAACAGCAATAACCACCATAACGGCGCTATCAAAAACAGTTGCCACTTACTCAAAAGAGATAAAACTAGCTTCTGATTTGTCAGGCGTTGCAGTGGAAGAGTTGCAGCTAATGGGTCATGCTACCTCTACGGTAGGCATAGACATGGAAAAGCTAGGCGATATATCAAAAGATACCCGCGAAAAAATAGGTGATTTTCTAAACACTGGCGGCGGCGGCTTTATGGATTTTGTTGACGCCATGAAGCTGACAGAAAAAGAAGCGACCAAACTAGCAAAAGAATTTTCTAAACTATCAGGCCCTGACATACTTCAAGAGATGGTAAGAAGGATGGAAGACGCTGGAGTTTCTGCTGTTCAAATGTCACACGCTCTTGAGGGCATGGCATCAGATACCACCAACTTAATCCCGCTACTTAAAAACGGCGGCGAGGAAATGAAAAGGCTTAGCGACAATATGTCTGCGGTTGTGGTTCCTCTTAGCGAATCTGACATAGATATGTTTATCCGTATGGGTGAAAGTGCAGATTTAGCAGGTGCATCATTAAAAAGCCTTGGTGAGCAGGTTCTTGTTGATTTAGGCGATCAGTTTATAAAAGCAGCGAATAAAGTTGCTTTCTTCTATGCTTCACTAAATGAAGGTACAGAAGCACAAAAAACAAAAAGACTAGCTGAAATAAAAGAAGAAATAGAGCAGGTAACTGAAAACTACAAACACCTAGATAACTGGTTTAATAAAACCTTTAGAAGCGAAGAATCTTTTCTTGCACAGCAAGAGGAAGGCTTACAAAAAATAAAAAAACTAGAAGAAGAAAGGGCGCAAATATACAAAGACCTAGCAAAAAGCAGGTTTGGTATAGGTGAAGAGGTAAAGCCTGAAATTGAAGAAGATGAAGGCAGTGGATCTAGCGTTAAAGATAAGGAAGAAGAAAAACTTAACAAGTGGCTAACAAGGAAAGAAGAGTTACAAAAAGAGGCAGCAGAAAGGCAAAGACAGCGAGAAATACAAGCCATAGAAGATCGGTGGAAGACAGAAGAAGAGAAGCTCCATGAGAAGTACGAAAAAGAGCTTGAAATAATAGGTGAGCATAACGAAAACAAGCTAGCACTTGAAGATGAATATATTGATAATTTGATTGATTTAGACGCTAAAAGAGAAGAAGAGAAAAATAAAGCAGCTAAGGACTCGTTAAAGCAAACAGAAAGGCGCTTAAAATACGAGCAACAACTTGAGATGCAGAACGCTAAATCTATATTGTCGATAATGTCTTCGCTTGTTGATAGTGAAAGCAAAATAGGCAAAGCTTTATTTTTAGGTTCACAGGCTTTAGCTGCTAGCGAGGTGTTTTTCAATACTCAGGCGGCGGCAGCAAGAGCGCTTGCTGAGCTTGGCCCTATAGCTGGGCCACCTGTAGCGGCGTCAATACAAACTTCTGGTGCTTTAAGTATGGCGGCAATAGCGGCGCAAACATTCGGTAGCTTATCTGGCGGAGGCGGAGGCGGCTCTATAAGTAGCGGCTCAACAGGCTCAATTAGCAGCTCAAGCAATCAATCACAACCAGATTTTGTACAAGATACGGCTTCACTAGATTTTACTGATAGCAATGCCGGGGGATCTCGCGCCATGGAAGTAAGGTTTACCACGGATTCAGGTGACCCGCTTACATTGGCTTTAGTTGAAGCAATTAACAAAGGACAAAGAGAAGGTCTATATTAATGGGTTTATCAATATCATACACAAATGTTTTAATTGACCAAGTACCAACAATAACCGATGCTGAGCCTGGCGAAATACCTGCTAATATTTCAGACCCGGATCACTCCTTAAATTATACGTGCGGAACAAACACGCAAGATTTTGCTATAAGGTACGGAGCGCAAACTGGTATTAGTTATGTAGCTATATCAGGACATAACGCCGCAACTCCCGCACCCGCAACAGTTGCAATATATGACGGTTTGGACTTTGTGCAACTTGTACAACCATTAAAAAGAAATCATAATTTAATGTTTACGTTTCCACAGAGAAACTTTACTGATTTAATAATTAGGTTTCTAACAGTGCCAAAAAACCACCAAACAACTGTTAGCTTTGTTGCTGCTGGCAAGCATCTTGATATAGAAAGCGGGGAGCAGTCAGGTTACAAGAGATTGTGGCTTATGCGTCACTTAGAGCAACGCACAACAACTAATATGCAAGCGGCACCTGTTAGCTCACTTAAAAAGCCAAAAGCCTTAAAAGGCTCGTTAAGCTTACCTAATGAGGTAGCAGAGTTTACCGAAACAGACTGGCAAGACTTCGAAGACTTTACACTTGAGCAACCTTTCTTTATCAAAGAGCAGGAAGATGAGCCGCAAAGCGCTTATATTTGTTTTGACGCTAAGCACGATATAGCAGCACACCCACAAACAAGAAAACTAAACACGGTAAAATTAACCTTTAACGCTTACAACGGGTTATAAAAATGGCAACATTTGAACAAACTAGAAGCATGAGAAATCAACAGCATTTTGAAGTGCTAGAGATTGACTTGCCTGTAATTACTGGCGCTTGCACTATCGGCAGTTCACCCGGTTATGGCACACCTAGAACTTGCGATCAAGCATGGTCAGGTGAATACAAAACATATAAGTTTACCAATCAAAACGCGCCACTAATACAAGGCTCTCCCTTTAGATGCATAAAATCAATAAACGAAACAGCTACAGCGATTAAGCCGGGGCAGGGTTTAGCGGGGCGTGGATCTTTGAGTATAACCTTTGATGATTTTACAAACCAAGACCCAAACCCAGAAGCACCAGCCGTTAATACCACAGTTAAAAAACAAGGTACTTTTTTTGGTAAACTTGCGGCTCGTCAAATATTTGACAATAAAAAGGTAAGATTAAAACTTTACAGGGTACAACCTGACGGAACGATTGATTTAGTTAATGGTGCTGAAACTAGGCATTATGTCGCTGCTTCGTTTAATGCTGGCAGTAACGGCACATGGAGATTAAATTGTAAAGATGTAATGTCACTAGCAAACCTTGATGAAAAAGAATGGCCTGTGGCTACTAACGGCTTTTTACGTCAAGACATAACTGACGTCCAAACCGTTTTGCAGGTTGATAATGAAACAACTTACGCCATAGGTATGGTAGTCCGTATTGGTGATGAGTTCATGCGTATTACTGGTGTTGATACTTCAAACCCAGCAGATAAAAAAATACAAATATTAAATCGTGGTGACGATATAGCTGGCCCCGTTTCAGGTGAGATTTTAACAATCACAGAGAAAACAGAGCACAGCGCAGGCGATGAAATATTCATATGTGAAGAATCTGATGATGAAACAATTGATTCCTTATTAACTCGCATATTGGTTGATTCTGATTTTGATTCAGCATTAATACCTTCCGCTGAATGGGCGGCAGAGGTTAACGAATGGCACGCTACAACAAGGATTAACGCATTACATATCGAGTCAAAAGGAGTTAACGAGGTATTAAAAAGTATCTTAAACGGTTTTTTAATGGATATGTGGTTTAGTACAACAGAAAACAAAGCAAAACTATCAGCTATTAGCGTATGGAAACAAAGCAGCGCCACGATAAAGGAGGGCAAAGAAATAAACGCCTATACTATAAGCAAGAAGCCGCAAGAGCAAATAAGAGCATCAAGAGCGCTTGTATTGTATGACAAAAGAAACCTATCAGACAATGATGATGATTCTAGCTATAAAAAAGGCTCTCAGTTTTCAGATAACACCATTATAGGCCCTGAATTATACGGGGAGCATAAAGACAAACGATTTAAAAACAATATAATGCTCGATAAAGATGCTGCTGACTTATTAACCCAGCGCTATGTAAGCAGGTTTAAATTTACGTCTTATATTAGAGATTATAAAGCAGACGAGAGGTATTTAGATTTCAAAACTGGCGATGTTGTCAATGTTGACAGTGAAGTTGATCAAGGTTTTGACGGTGCAAACTCTAACAACATTAGAGCGCAAGTGTTAAAAATAAACCCTGAATACAACAAGGAAGGTAGAAAATATAAAGTTGATTTAATGACATACGAGCCAGTTTTTGAGGATAATAGTGAAATACTGCTAGACGGGCCATTAGGTGAGGTAAATCTATATATACTTGCTGGCGCTCCTTCTCAGCCTGTCACCATTACATTTGTGTTAACAGCTTACTCATACGGGCAAACTGCTATTAGAGCCGGGCAATTCCCTAGCGGGTCAAAAATAATACTAATACTTGCAAACGGATTTGAGGGTAAAGCTAACGGCGGAGCTGGTGGCGATGGTGAAGGCATAGAGCTAAACCCTGAAACTATGAGTTATACATATTTCCCACCAGCCCAAGATGGCGTTAACGGTGGTACGGTTTACGATGCACAAGGTGTTGATACTGATATATATTTTAGCGGCTCTACGCCTTCCACCGCATACCCAACAGCAGACGGTTATATTTTTGCTCCCAATGGCGGTGACGGTGGGTTTGATCATGTCGGCACAACT